AAGGAATTGCGGCAATATTTTCCATTCTTCTAGTAGGGGCAGGGATACTCGTGACTATAGGCATGAGGTATAGTTCGCTCGTTTCTGCTATAAAAATATATTGACAGAAAGAGGATGCTCATGGCTTCGTCAGAAAAGACAAGATGGCACGAAAATCAGATGTTCGTCACGGTATTCGGGATCGTGGTCGGGATGATACTGACAGGCATCGTCACGTCGTTGATCAAGTACGGCATGAACGAATCCGAAAGCAAGGGGATCTGTCGCGACATCATGGCGGTCACGGCGCAAGCGTCAGAACTGAAAGACAATACGATCCCTGATCTGAAAGAGGTCATGCAGAAAGAGGACAAAGAACTTCGGACGGTATGTGACGCGCGGAACGAAAGGACGATTCAGGTTCTTGCTTCCCTTGACACGAAGATGAACACGGTTCTTGAATTTATCAAAGAAGAACGAATCCGAAAAAGGAAAGGTGAATCACAATGATCAAAATTCTGCTGTCGTTCCTGTTCTGTCTTATGCTTACGACAAACGCACACGCGATCTTCGGGATCGAAAAGATCCTGCCGGATCTCAATCTGTTCAAGCAGGAAGTCAAAGGCGACATCAACGGCATCAAAGTTCAGAACGCTGACATGAAAAGCGAGATCACCGGACTGCGGCTTCAGGTCAAGGATCTGTCGATTAGTCTGGAAAACAATATGAATGCGATCGGACAGATAAACGGCAGCATCCAGAAGTTCGCAGCCGGACGCGATGCGATTCAGGGATCGAACAATGTCAACGACACGGATCTGATGTGGAAAATCATCTACGGACTTTTAGGCGTGATCACATTATTGATCGGGAATCAGATGCGGACGACGCGGCTGCTGTTCAAGGAAATGTCAAACGCGCGCTTCTATCAGACGCAGCTTGCCGCCGAAGTCAATCCGGACAAGCTTGATCTGATCATGGAAAAGAAAAAGGATCTGGACTGGAAAAGAACTATGATCGGAAAAGCAACAAACGCGATCAGGAAGATCACGAAATCTAAAAAAGAGAGGGAAAGCAAATGAAGATCTTTTCAATGCTGTTCGCTGTGCTGCTGTCGTTGATGTGTTCTGCCAGGCGGATCTTTCCGATCCTGATGGTCTGTTTGTTTTTGTTCCTGTCGGTGTTCGTCATGCCGGCACGCGCGGAAGAAGGTGGCGCATATTTTAAGGTCGGAAGCTTCGAATTGACATATCCGGTTTCAAATGCTTCAGTCATATCATTATATGACTTCTGGAAAGCTGAAGGACTTCTGGGCGTGGAAACAAGGCTTGCGAAATTTATGCGCCTTCAATTAAACGGTGGCGCTGTCACATCGTTTCAGGCGAACGGAATGCCATTCGTATCGATAGATTTCGACTGGTGTGGACTGATCGCGAACACTTCACAGACAAAGATCGCAAGCGTCGGGATCTGGTACGGTCACGACTTCAAAGCGAACGACAACCGCGCCGGCGTTAAAGCGTCGATGTCGCTGTGGTGATCGTCCGCAATGTCAGTCTTTGCCGTTGATCTTGTTTCACAGTATCCAAACTGCAAGGCGCAGATCGCACGAAAACATATAATTGATCCTTGTCTGGGCGCGTTTTTTAGATTGCATCGCAACTAATTGCAAATATCGCATACAGATTGCAAATCTCAAAACGCGTTCAGACTTGGATCTTCAAAAGGGGAAAAGATCATGATCACATTAAATGAAAAGATGAAGCAATTCATCAATTGCCGATATGTATGGCGTGAGTACGGTTTTCATGATCTTTCCTTATTTACACAGGCTTGCCTTGAATCCGGCAACTTCCTTTCGGTTATAGGTCAGAACAACTGCTTCGGGCGCAAAGTGCCGCAGAAAAGTGTGTGGCATGGCAAGATCATTGAGCGTCCGACAAAAGAACAAGAACTGGTGATAGGATCTGAAACAAAGGATCAGGCACTTGTCAGATTAAGATATAAGTATTCCGGAAAACGAGATGTTCAGATCCTTGAAAGATCTTCGAATGGAAGGGTCTGGACAATTCATGTATTCGATTGGTTTATCGATCTTCCAACAATGGAACAGATGATATTAAACCAATGCGAGTTTATCAAGAACAATTTCGGCGATGCTTTTTTTAAAAGAAATGATCCAGCAATGTTCTTTTTTAAGCTTCAGGATAACATCCCCGATTCTCCAACGGACAGCGATCTAGTTTATGCGACTGATAAAAATTATGTGCCTTCGCTGATAGCGCGAAAAAAAGAAATTGAATCATCACCGTCGATAATTAAGCTGCTTTTTGCGGACTGATTTATTTTTCACTTACCTATTGACATTTTAAACAGTATGTTCTATAATTGTAGTGCAGGGCAATAATATGATTAAAAAAGAAAAGCTTCATCATCAGGGTTTTCCGAACTTGGATCGCAAAGCGGTTCAGGTTTTTTCTTTTGCCTGATCGGTCGATAAGGGTCGCGACTTCAACGCGAAGCAGAAAGACTGCATGTCAAATAACTTTCACAAAGTGAGGAACTAAAAATGAAGAAAGCAAAAACAGCATCAGCAGTTCCCTTCCGCAAAATAAAAAACATCAATCATATCATTACAAAGCAAGGCGCTAAAGAATTAGGCATCCTGCTTGAAATCCCTTTCGAGAAAAGACAATCAATTCCCTTATGGGCTTATCGTGAAATGAATGACGGAAATCTGCATCATGTCGTTAAGCTGACACAGTCAATTCGCGGAATGATTCATGGCGTCACGCTGACGGCTTATATCTGGTCATCGACAGGAGTGAAAATAACCTTAAAGGATTTGAAATGACGAATATAGACGGCAGGACAGGCAAGCCGAAAATCATTCTTCATCTGTGCGCTGACATCGGGTCTGACAGTTATCCTTATAAGAAAGCCGGCTATGATGTCCGGTTTGTCGGGAAGAATATCGGCGTCGAAAACTTCAATGCGCCCGACAATGTCTATGGCATTTTTGCAAATCCTGTCTGCACGGAATTCAGCATCGCTTCAGGCTTTCATAAAACCGGCGATCATGCTGAAGGCTTGTTCCTTGTAAACCATTGCAAGCGGATAATAAATCAATGCATCCAGGCTTTGAAATTCTGGGTCATTGAAAATCCTGCAAGCGGACATCTGCGCGAATATCTGGGCGCGCCTTGCATGGTTTATGAGCCTTGGCAATTCGGCACGCCTTACACAAAGAAAACTGCGCTCTGGGATTCTTTCTATAAGCCTTTCCCGAAGTTCACGAAATGGGGCGCAGTTCCGAAGAATCCGAATCTTTATGTCCGCCCGAATCACGGAAAGCCTTCATTAGCATTCCTGCATAAAAGCGCGAAGAAGCATCTTCCAGAATTCGATCCGTTCACAGTTTCAGATGACATGTCATTCCGTTCTTTGTGTTCACAGGGATTCGCGCAGGCGTTCTTTAATTTCAATCAATAGGGGAAACGGACGCCGGACGCGCCGATCGTTCAAAAGAAGGCACAATCCGGCGTTTGAGTGGCAGAAAAACGATAGTCAAACAGGGAAAAAGGACAGGGAAGCTATGAACTCAACGAATCCAGATGTCAAAAACAAGTGCGATGACTGCCTTTTCCTGCTCACTTATGAGCAATGCAAGGGCTGTCTTGATACGGATCACGGTATCAGCCGGAACTATCAAGCCGGTGATCCCTTCCGGCACGAATGGGAAATGCAGAAGATCGGGCTTCGCGCGATCCATATCATAGGCGAAGCCGACATCTTCGCGAAGTTCACACCTGAAGAAACGTTCAAGCTTCTATACTCTCTTAATCCTGCAAAATATAAGCTGAACATTTGTAAGGTCGCAACAAACAGAATCCGGATCGAACTCGACATGTTTGGCGATTTATTTTTTATAAACTACCACGATAGAAAACTATTTAACATAACGAAAGCGCGCGGAAAAGAACATGTCGAGATCTGGAACACAAATTTTCCGAAGGATAATTGAATGAACGAATTGAGTGGCATCCCTGTCAGGTATTATGATCCTTCCCTTGTCTGGGATCTCGCGCGCACGAAATATCATAATGTTGAAAAGCGTGAAGATCCACGCATCACAGTACACGTTGAAGGCAAGTTTGGAGTTTATAGAGTAATTAAAGGTCGGCTATACTGGGATGACAAGCCACATGACGCGTTCTATGGCAAAACAGACGCTGATCGGATGTTGAAAGATGCAGTGCGACTGCGTGAAGTTTCGATCCAGTGTGGAAGCGACATTAAAATATTCAAGTCATACGAAGAATTCATTCGCTGGATCAAAGAGTAAATTTCTAAAAAAGGAAGGTGATGATCATGGATCTATTTGAATACATATTTTCAAAGCTTGAACTCGGAACAGCAATGCTTGTAATTCCACATTATGACTGCTCTGTCAAGCTCACGTGTGATCAGGCTGTGAAATATACGTTGAAGATAGGGAACAAAAACTATGAAGGTACGAAAGAAAAGATCAAAGAAGATTTTTATCATGACTTTGAAATAGAAGTGACGGATATGCAGCTTGAACAGTTTTTAAAAAAGGGGGTGAAATGAATCTGAATATTCCGATCAAAGTCTGGTCGCACAGGCGGAAGATTTTCGAACTGAAGAAGATCTGGATCAGATTCTTCGACATAGTGATCGGAATATTGACTGTTTTGTTTATAGTGATCGTCGGTGATGTCATCGTGTTTGGTCGCGGATCTTTAGTGATCGAATTCCTGATGGCAAATTTATTCAAAAAGTGAGGAATGCAACATGGCAAAAAATGGACTAGCTGTGACAGGCAAGGCAAGAACAGCGCTTCAGGTGATGGCGGAACGGCTGAAATGCGATCCCGAAGAACTGAAGAAGGTCATCAAGAATTCGATGACTTCCGCAAAAGGCGAAGATGGAAAGAAGCGCGACATGACGGACGAAGAATTCTTTGGCTTCCTAATCGTCGCAAATTCATACGGATTAAATCCGATGACGAAAGAGATCACGGCGTTCGCCGCGAAAGGCGGCGGCATCGTGCCGGTCGTTTCGACTGACGGATGGACGCGCATCGGGGTCAATCATCCTGACTATGCGACGCACTACTTCCGGCATTCAGAAGCGCCGTTCGTCACAATGAAAGGCGCGAAGCCGTGTCCTGAATGGATGGAAATAGTGATCGTAAAACAGGATGGCACGGAACTTCCTATTCGCGAATACCTTGATGAAGTATATCGCGAATGCGACTATGTGACGCCGTGGAAAACGCACACGAAACGGATGCTGCGCCATAAGACGAAGATTCAGGGCTTCCGCGAAGCCTTCGGATTCGGTGGCATCTATGACGAAGATGAGGCTCACAGGATTATCGAAGCTGAAATTGCACCGCCGGTCGGAAAGCCGGACACTCTTGCGCCTGAAGAAATAACAAATGGTGCAAGTGATGCTTCAGCAGTTACATCAGGGAAAGAATCTACACCGGCAAAAGAAGTAGAAAAGAAAGACGAGGGCAAACAGGATGCTATTGAAGAAAAGAAAGATCCTGCGCCAAAATCTTCGGAATCTAAAGAAAAGAACGGCAGCAAGGAAGAAAAATATGATGGCATTGTGGTCAGTGTCACAGGAGCGCTTGCTGTTCCTGTCGGAAAAATAATTCCTGCCGTTGAAGGTTTTTTATTCAACGTCGAAGAAAAAACACCGAAGAAGAAGACGCTGACGGAATATACAATTTCCAGCGATTCGACAAAGCTTGTCGATGTGATGGTCGTGACTGTCTGGGGAACATGGAACAAAGACTGTTGCGCCGGCGATAAGATCCTTTTCAAAAATGTCACAGTATCAACGCATTTCAGGGAAAAGGATCAAAAACAATATGGCGCTTTCAACGTCAGCTGTTTGGAAAAGGCGAATTCATGATCCCTTCCAAGTTCGATCTTCTAACCTATGAGGACGCGCGGCACTTGTATTTCTATAACAAGCAGCCAGTCATCGGCGTTTCGAAGATCCTTGAACTGGGTGGACTGTCTGACTTTTCGATGGTCGATCCCGAAATATTGCGGAAGGCGCAGCAGTTCGGCAAACACGTTCACCGCGCGACTGAACTGTTCGATCGCAACGCTTTGAATATGGCGAATCTGGACGTCGCGCTTCAGCCGTATCTTCAGGCGTGGATCAACTTCTGCAATGAATACGACGTCGAGATCATCGAGATTGAACGCGCTTTATATTCGGAACTGTGGCAGTATGCCGGAACGCTTGACAGGATCATCCGGATGACATGGAACAGACGCCGCATCCTTGTCGTCTGCGATCTGAAGTCAAGCACTTCGATGACGCCGGCATATCCTGTTCAGCTTTCCGGATATAAAGTCGCGGCGCAGACGTGGCTTGATCTGAAGCTTGACGGATGTCTGGGCTTGCAGCTGAAGCCGGACATGACTTCAAAGCCGGTATTCTACAACGACAGGAAATTCGAAAACATCTTTCTTTCGACGCTTGTCAATGTCAGGTATCGTCTTGAAAATAAACTAATAAGAGAGGACAGCAAACATGCCGCCTAAAAAAACGAAGGCAGTCAAAGTCGAAGTGGTGACGATAGATCTTGAAAAGATAGACGCCACCGCGCTTCAGGAACAGCCGCAGATCGACAGGATCTTGACGCAGTATGAAGCATACAAGATCAGCACGGCTGAAGAATACGCGGCATCCGCCGGCGAACTTCAGACAGTAAAAGGCATCATCAACAAGCGCGAAGCCGATCGGCGCTTCATCGTTGATCCCTTGAACAAGCACGTCAAGGACATCAACGCGCGCTTCAATCCTATAACGAAGAAGCTTGAACTGATCGAAGAAAAGATCAAAGGCGCGCAGCGCATCTTCATTCTTGATCAGGAAAACAGGCGCAAAGAAGAACAGCGCAAGATCGACGAAGCGCAGCGCAAGCAGAACGAAGCCGCCGCCGCCGGCATCGATCAAGAGATCTGCGAAGCGATGTCTGAAGGCGACACGGCGAAGGCGCAGGATCTTCTTTCTCAGAAGGAACAGCAAGCATCCTTCACGCCGGCTGCTGTCGTTCAATCGACTGTGCCTGAAGTCGCAGGGCAACAGATCCGGAAGGAATGGAAAGTCGTTGTCACGGACTTCGCAAAGGTTCAGGATCGTTTCAAGCTGCTTGACGAAAAGAAGCTGAAGGAATTGAAGAAGGCTGATGACAGCTTCACGGCGGAAGGAATCAAGTTCGAAGAAGATGTCCGCATCGTTTCATCGGCGAAACAGCTATGAACAAACAGCAGCAGGAACAGCTTGAAAAAGAGATCGACGGCATCATCGAAGATGTCGGAACGCGCCTGACTGCGATCCTTCCGCACGAACTGACGATCGATATTGTCAAGCTGTCTGCATACCTTTCTAATCTTGCCGACAGGATCGGTGATGTTCAAGAAGAATATGCGCGGACTTGGCTTCAGTACCGCGCGACGAACACGCTTCAGGAAGCGACGATGTGGACTGATCAATGCGGCGTCGGAAATAAAAAGAAGCGTCTTGAAAAACGCTTCGAAGCGGTCGTCGAACTGATCCAGTCTTTGAAGAAGCGCGCAATGATTCTGAACAAGGAAAGCGATCATGTCATGTGACAAAGGTGTCTGCGACTTCTGGATCGAATATGACGACGATGACGGCTTATATGAATATTGCAAGCTGCATCGGCAGAAGCATCCGAATTGCGCCGGATGCCGCGATCGTCAAGTCGATGCCGTTGAAGAATTTGTTCCGCTGTTTATCTAATAAAAGGAAGGTGATGACTATGGACGAACTGGATCAGAAGATCGATTATTTTATGCAGACATACGCCGCAGGGCTTGGCAACGCAAAGAAGATCCCAACTGTCCTTGCATTCGTGAACACGGCAGGGATCGACATATCGCGTCGCAAGTTCAGGAAGATCTTCAGCCGGCTTGCGAAGGTCAAAGGATATGGATCTTCGCGGAAAGGTCTGCATGTATGCGTCACGGATGAAGAATTCGCGCGCGAAATAAAGAAGCTTGACAAGGCTTCGGCATCGATCGCGATCCGGAAAAACTGTTTAATCAGTTTGCAAAAAAAGCGTCAGGCTGAACCGGCAAGACAGCAAGAATTTTCAATGCAGTAAAATTCGCTAAAGTGAGGAAAACACATGCCAGAACAGAAAAGATCGCATCACAAAAAACGTGACATTGTTAAGGACAACATCAAGGATCAGATGTCAGGATCCCCGAAGAAGCCCGAACTGCCTCTCGGTTTAAAACCGACGGCGCTGGAAAGTGCTTCGCGCGATCTTATTCTTGCGCACATCGCGGTCGATGAAGCAAAAGAAACTGTGAAAAAGAAAACGATCACGATCATCGCGGCGCTGAAGGAAGCACATCGGACATCTGTGAACGTCGAAGGATATTCGATATCCTATGACATAACAGCGCCGACAGAAAAGGTCACTGTCAAGAAGTTTGAAACAAACTGAACAGATCCGAAATCGTTAGCTTCCGGATGCTGTTCAATCCGGTGTCCGGAAGCTTTTCAAAGGAATCTTTAATGAAATATATCGGAATAGATGGCGGCGTCAGCGGTGCGATCGCGGTGCTTTCAGAAAAAGGAAAGCTTCTGAAGCTTTACGACATGCCGACAAAGATCAAGATCACAGGCAGGAAGCGCGATCTGAAAACCGGCAAGATGTTCGACAAAACGAAAAGAGTTTATGACATCCCGATGATCGCGATCATACTGAAGCAAGAATGCAATGAAGGCGCGTTCGTCGTTCTTGAACAGGCGCAGTCGATGCCTGATCAAGGCGTCGCGTCAATGTTTTCTACTGGCTTCTGCTTCGGCGTCATGCAGGGCATCTTGACAGCGCTTTGCATTCAATACGTCATTGTGCCTTCGCAGCGGTGGAAGCAACAATTCGAGCTGAAGGGAACAGAGAAAGAAGCCGCGATCCCTGCGGCGCTGAAGTTCTTTCCTGAAGGCGTGTTCGTCACGCCGCGCGGTCGAATGATAGACGGTCGCGCAGATGCCGCGCTGCTTGCTATTTACGGAAGGAACTTCAACGAAGGCATCACGACACAGCCGGCAGACACAGATTCTGAAATGCCGTTCTAATGGCAGAAACTAAAAGCAAAGGATCAAACAACATGAAAGATCAAATCGCAAAGCCTAAAGTGAATATCAATATCGTTTATAAAATATTCATGATCGGGAAGGATCAGTTCATCGAACTGAAGAAGGACCGTCTTTATCGTCTGCAATATTTCGACGGCAGATTCCATCTGTTCTTCGTGTCGCCTGACGACGAACTGGCGAAGCCGGTCGAGATCCCGAAAGAAATGTTCTTTGTCATTGCCGGCATCGAGCGCTTCAATAAAGTGTATTATTCCGGCGACATCATCAAGGCGCGACTGAAGCCGCAGAATCTCACCGGCGGCGACGATCATGTCGTCTATGACTACTGCGAAAAGGATGTCATCGGTCTGGTCGAGATCCGGAAGCTTGGCGGTCTGGGCTTTGGAGTGATCGCCGCAAATCCGAAAGACGAATTCGACGCCATCATCGGGAAGTTCATCCGGATCAAAGAATCGGATCAGGTGATCGGACACATTCTAAAGGACAAGCATCTGATTGCTGAATTCACAAAATAACCGATAAAAAGGAATATCAAATGGCATGGATAGCATTTCACGGATCTATTGTACGGCGCTTGAAGAAGTTTCATGACTTCAGGCGGATGATGAACTGGGAAGAATTGTTCACGCTTGGGATCTTGGCGGCATTCTGGGCTGAAGCGCTTGAACTCCGCGAAAGCGGCGACATTTCAGACTGGTCGGCAGACTATCTTTGCAATGATCTTTTGAAGATGAACATCGCAAATCCGGTGACTGTTCTGGAAGCGATGATCAATACCGGATGGATCGATCGCAAGGTGGTCAAGGACACAGGCGAAGAACGGCTTTTGATCCATGACTGGATCGAATATGCCGGAAAGTTCTTGCAGCGCAAGTATAAAACGAATCAGCGCGACAGACTGCTTCAGATCTGGATGATGCATGGTCTGGAATACGGCGCTTACGACGGAACATCGCATGGATCAGGCAAAGGGATTCCGAAAGGTTTCCAGATGGACGCCTATGTTGATGATGTTGATGATGTTGATAATGTTGATAATACTAAAGGGAAGAAGCCGGATGCTGCGGATAAGACAATCAAGCAGATTCAAAAGAACAGCGACATCCTTTCAGTCCTTGATCACTTCAACGCGGCTTGCAAGATCCATTGTCCGAAAGGCTTGAAGCTGACAGACATCCGGAAAAGGATCATCGATCAGCGCCTGTTCAAAGATAAGATAAGCATTGAAGATCTAAAGAAGGCAATCACGAACTTTTCAAAGGATGAATGGGAAGATCGCGGCAAATACTGTGACATCGTATATGCGATCGGCATCCGCAACAAGGTCGATAATTTCGCGAAGTGGATCAACTATGTTCCAAAAGGAAGGAAAAATGGTGGACAAGAAATCGATTCAACGGATAAATTCAAAAGAAATGGATTCGCTTCTTGAACGGTTCAAGACGCCTTCCGGATCTGAATACTCGGAATGCCGGAATCCGGACTGCCGCGCAGCGGACAAGCCTGAAGCGTTCGTTGATGGTCTGTGCTTTCAATGCCGTCCGAAGTTCGATCTGCGGCTGCGGCTTCAGAACTCGGACGAACAGCTGATGACGTTCGAAGCATACAGGGTCAAGGCTGACAACAAGAAGGCTTTTGAAAAGGCGAAGGCGTTCATCGATTCGAAAAGCAGCCTGTTTTTCTCTGGCAAAGCCGGCAGAGGAAAGACACATCTGATGATCGCAAGCTTCATCGAATCGATCAGGCGCTGCCGCCGGTCGCGGATCGCTTATGTTACGAACTGGAATCATATCGAGCGCAACGCGTGGGAAACGCAAGGCGAAGCTGAAGGAAGGATGGTCGATCAGGCGCTGTCGTGCGATCTTCTCTACGTTGACGACTTGATCCCGATCAACGTGACAAACGGTCTGAAGGAAATGCTTTACATGCTTTTAGACGGCGCGCTGAAGAAAGGGAAGCCGAAGATCTTCGCGACTTCGAACAAGGGTCTTTCGTATATTTCAAGCGTGGTCGATGATAGGATCGGATCGCGGCTTGCCGGTCTGATCGGAAGTGACAACGATATCGTGTTCGCGGACGAAATTGACGATCATCGTGCGAAAGGAAGGTCAAAATGAAAAAGATCTGGTGTTTATTTTCAATTGCTAATGCATACGATCAGCCGGACAATAATCTGATCGCTTGGTGGTCTGAAAAACCAGATATAAACAATCTGGGGAATGCTCTTGATATTCGCATCGATCATTGTAAATCTGATGTTCATTTATATGAAATTCTTGACGGTCAAACTGTTAGAATGAACGATGAAGCTTTGCGACTTCAGTCAGTAGAAGAAGGGAAATCACTATGAATGCAGACACAAAAGCCGCGAAGGATATCGAATGGATCTTGCTGATGTATTCAGGGATCAAAGACACAAAGGAAGTTCACGCCGCCGCGCTGTCGCTTTGCGATGCCGGATATCTGATGGTCAAAAGCAAATATGAACACATCGATCAGGTGATCGCAAGCAAGCAGACGCCGGATCAGCATCCGTGTCCGATGTGTCGGGGATCAGGGAAGGTCGGCGCTATCGGACGCGGTTCAACGAAGTGCGCGATCCTGATGATCATGAAGCGCTTCGGGATCAAAGAGCGTCAGGCATACAACATGTTGAAGAAAACAAAGGACGGAAAATGAAGATCGCAAGGGTATTCCCGACAAGGACAAGCTTTTCGCCTGATGACGCTGACGCCTATTTCGCCGCGCCGGAACTATTTACGCGCAGAGATTATGACGAAGTACATGTGTCAGTCGCTTTTTCTTGGGATATGGCGCGCGGTCATCAGCTGAAGAAAGACTGGGAATCAGTCTGCGCGAACGTCAAGATCGGTGGCTGTGCTTTCGGAAGTCATGCCGGCGAATTCGAAGTCGGGATGTATTTGAAAAAAGGAAACGTGATCACATCGCGCGGATGTCCGAATCGCTGCGGATTCTGTCTTGTACCGCAGAGAGAAGGCGCTCTTCGCGAACTTCAGATCAAGGAAGGTCACATCATACAGGACAACAACTTTCTTGCCTGTTCGCGCGATCATCAAAGGAAGGTCTTTGAAATGCTGCGCCGGCAACATGGCATCGAATTCAAAGGCGGACTGGAATCGCGCAGGATCACTTCGAAAGTCGCGGACGAATTCAGAAGCCTTCGGATCAATGCGCTCTGGCTTGCTTGCGATCGCGATGCGGATCTGAAGCCGCTGCATAAAGCAGTCCGGATATTACAGAAGGCAGGATTCAGGCGCTATCAGCTGCGCTGCTATGTCCTGATAGGAAAAGACATGCAGCAGGAACAGGAACGCTTGAAAGCGATCTTCCGGATGGGCGTCCTGCCTTCAGCGCAGATTTATCAGCCGTTTGATGCTGTGGAAAAAATATCATATTCAAAAGAATGGTCGAAATTCTTGAAGCATTGGTCACGTCCGGCAATATATAAAGCCGCGATGAAGGAAGAAAAAATGCGAAAAGTGGAAATGACGGAAGAACAAAAAGCGGACTGCCGCACGGAATACAAATTCGGATTGATCGTGCTTGCGCTTGTAGTCGCGACGCTTTCAGTCGTGTTCCTGATCAGCACATACTATCCAAAAGGACATTGAAAATGAAAGATCAAAGAATCGAGCAGATCAAGGCTCTTGCCGCGAAGCATAACTGGCGGCAGATAGATCTTCAGGAAGTGAACATGATGATCAGCTTCGCGCGCGCTGGCGTCCGGATGAATGTCTGGTGGACGCGGATGACAGTCGCGACGTGCCTGCTTCATCGCAAACAGGGTAATTCTCAATTGTTCCGTAGGGATGTCAGTATGGATGATATTGAAAGAATATTTATTAATCCACGCGTTCACACTGGGAAGGGATATTATTCTGCGAACACAAAGAGTTTCGTCAAAGGAAAGCAGCATATGCCGGACTGGGATATGAAAAAAGAACTGACAAAGAACAAAGATCCGCGCGCCGTGATCCGTCCTGATCATATCATTGAAGCGCCGATAGATGAAAGATCACCGATCGGTCAACCTGAAGAACATTTCAACTGTCGTTGCGCGATCAAGCCGATCAAGTTATCAAAAACAGAACAGGAAGCGTTCGAAAGATATATTCAAAGGTCGAGCAGATCTGTCATCCGGAAGATCTGTGATATTATAAAGGGGATAGTCGTTTATATTCGGCACGAATGGAACAATCCGCCGCCTGAAGTGCGGTGAAACTAAAAAGGAACGGTGAACAAAAATGAAGATGCAGAAAGTAGAAAGCAGTCAGATCGAAGCAATCGGACACGATGAACAGCTTGACATCCTGACGGTCGCTTATAAGAACAGAGATCCGCAGAAGCCAGCGATGGCTTACGAATACAAGGACGTACCGAAAGAAGTTCACGCGGCATTCATGGCGTCAGAGAGCAAAGGCAAATTTTGCAACGAGAAGATCAAGCCTTGCTTCTTCTATCGCAAAGCCGGTGATGAAAAATGGACGTGCCTGAAGGACGTCAAATTCAAAGGCGGATGCGCGAACTGCCGGATCGAATGCGCCATGCGTCCGACAGATAAAAATGGATTATCAAACATCTAAAGGAAAGGTGACAACAATGCCCGAAATAAAAACGATTAAGCTTGTTTTCCAAAATGGCGGTGATCCATCAGTCGGCATCAATGGCGCACGGGCGGAACTTGACACAGGACTTTGCGATATCGAAGAAGAAGATCGAAAACCGATGCTTGATGCCTTCAAGGAATTCTGTCTGACATATATCGACGAGTACGGTGAAGTGTGCTTTAGCGACGAATGTCAATGCTGTGGAAAACGACTGGCGGACAATAAATGCATCACAGAAAATTGTCCGGCAAAGGAGTGACGACAATGTCAGAAGAATCAAAATGCAAAGGATGCGGCGCGCCGATCATCTGGATCACGACGCCTGAAGGCAAAGCGCATCCGGTCGATGCGAAGCCGATGAAAGTCTATGTCAAAGTCCGCGAAGTTCTTGACGGCTTCGAAGATGAAGAAGTCTGGAAGCTTCAGGACGGATTCATGACGCACTTCGCGACATGCCCGAAGGCGAACGAATTCCGGACGCCGAACAAGGAAAATCCCTGCGATTCATGCGGATTAAAAACAAAAGCAGAATGCGTCGAATGCCGTGGACATGACAAATATTGTCCGTTCTAAAGGTGATTAAATGGACTGCCCTGAATGTGATAAATACGGTTCAATAATTTCTGTCCTGTACGATGGAACGGATACTGATGCGCCGTTCGTTGAGCTTCAATATCGCTGTGACAACGGGCATGTGTTTACTCGCATAAGGGTCGCGGACTTCGAGGAAGTGAAAAGGTACGGACATACTGTCAAAACAGTATATGTGAATAATTTTTAATAAAGGACGGCAAAATGAACATCAGGGGGATTCAGGTTAAAGGAACGATCTTCAATAATGTTCCAGGTGTTGTCTATGTGAAAAATGTTAAAGGAATGACGATCGATACTGATCTGGGAAGTGTCATTGTAAAGCAAGAAAATGTTGAAGATATGGTGCTTCGAATTCAAGGAAAAAACTCTGACTGGATCGATTCTCTTGCGGCTCTTTGTGAAGCAGTGAAGAAAAAGAAGTCAGTGATATGTCCGGTTTCACCATGCTTCAATATTCCACTGCCGGCAGCATTTATCCAGAATATGCAAGGCGTGAGGATTATGAAGCTCATCGAAATGGGATTGTTTATCTACAAGAAAAAAGAGCCGCAGAAGGGATTCACAAAATTCGGGAAAAGGAAGGTACAATGAAGCCGATCAAGTTCAAGGAAGTCAACATCGTTTTTCAGATGCCGCTATCGCTTACGAACAAGAACGTCGATCAGACGCTGCCGGCATACGCAGATCCGGCGCGCGCGCAGATCATCAGCTGTTGGAAGCTGACAATCTGGGAAAGCATTCAGGTCGCGTTCACCGGCAGGATCTGGCTGTGGATGCTGTCGCGCAATTCGCTTCCGCCGGTATCTATCATCACGCACAGTCCTTTCATCAGTCCGCGCGAAGCAAAGCTTCAAAAGGCGGTCGCTGAAGCCTTCGTCTTTTGCGCCTTGCGCGCGGTCAAGATCTTGAAAGGCATATCCGGCTTCTTCAAAATGAAGCGCAGCAATCGCATGTCGCCGCTTCATCCGGAACATCCGGCGAATCATAAAAAGTATCGCTTCGAAGTATTCGAAACAGGACGCGATCGCAAGCCGCCGGATATAAATCAAGCAAGTTCGTAAAAAGTAAAAATTAAAAAAATCCCGAGAAGAAGGGAACTGAAAAAGGTGGTGATTGAAATGATAGAATTGCTTAGTGTTCTTGCTTTTGTTGTTGGGTTATTTTTTGGTGTTCTGATGGGAATCGGAATGTATATACATGCTCCAGAAAAGCAGGTCAAGGCGTTCATAGCGTTGATGATCTTCTTCTGGGTAGTGGCATCGCTGTTAAAATAATTGCAGTTTATTGCAGTATGTTGATGTTGATAGTTCTTTGATATGCTTGTATAATAAGCGCATAAAAGAAATATCAATCGGGTGGTGCGTTAGAGTATGAAAATATGACGAAACGATCATCGGATCTGAATATCTTAGAGAGCCTAAAAGCTGAAATTGAATCAGCCTTCAGGCTCTTTTTCTTTTTCGGGTTAATAGCATGAAAATGAAAGCGATGAAGCTTCCCTTGAAAGAAGAAAAGTTCTGTCAGATATACACGACACAGGAAGAATTCTTCGGCAACGGAACGCGCGCTTATTTGAAAGCGTTTGACTTGAATGAAAACGATCCGAAGGCGCTGAACGTGGCGAAATCGCTTGCTTCGCGCCTGTTGGCAAAGGTCAACGTCCTGAAGCGTATCAACGAACTTCTGGATCTGTCCGGCTTCAACAGCGTGACAGCGGACAAGCAGACGATGTATTGCATGTTGCAGAACAACGACTTGAACGCAAAGATGCGCGCGGTAGAACAGCATAACAAGGTCAAAGGTCGTATTGAAGATAAAGTCAGAATGCAGGGAATGATCAATGGCGAAATCAAGCACACTGTTGGCATCGAGAAAAAAGACAGAGCGGTCCTTAAATCGCTTGCCGAAGTTCTCGTCAAAGCAGCAGCGCTTCATCGCTGATCATCAAGATCTTTTATATGCCGCATCTTGCGCGTACTGGGCGACAGAGAACATCACGCTTGAAAGCGGCTTGAAGTTTAGCTTCACAAATCGGCGCTATCTGATGACGCCTTACATGGACGATCATCCGAAGCAAGCGCATGAGAAGTGTACACAGATGGGAATATCAACAGCAGCGATCATCAAGGTCATGCACTATTCGATTTTCATGTTCAATCTGGGAACGATATATTATTTCCCGACTGATGGCGATGTGCGTGACTTTTCAAAGGGTCGTGTCAATCCTATCATCCGGCAGAACGAATGCATCCGCCGCGTCGCGGACGACACAGATGAAGTCGGACTGAAGAAGATCGGCAGGTCCTTTGTTTACTTTCGCGGCATGAAATCGAAAGTCGCGCTGAAGGCTGTGCCGGCGGACATGATCGTCATCGATGAAAAGGATGAAGCAGATCCGAAGTCCTGCGACATGGCGCGCAAGCGTCTTTCCGCATCTGAATTCAAGTTCGAATACTATCTTTCAAATCCTACAATCCCGAATTACGGCATAGACAAAGATTTCCAGAACAGCGATCAGCGCTTCTGGATGATCAAGTGCGATCATTGCGGCAAGTGGAACTGTCTTGAAGATACGGTCACGGAAAAGGAACTGCCGACATGCCTGATCGTGAAGTCAAAAGACGAAGCCTTCATCGGCTGCGAGAAGTGCCGCAAGCCGCTTGATGTCAACGCCGGCGAATGGGTCGCGAAGATGCCTTCGAAGGATCTGATTCACGGCTATCACTATTCACAGCTATTCAGCCCGACTGTCAGCCCGATCGAGATCGTGCGCGAATTCAATGATGCCAGGCGCGACGGCAAGATGCAGAACTTCATGAACTTGACGCTTGGCTTGCCTTACGTCACGGCAAAGGAAAAGCTTGAAGTCGAAACTGTCCTGAAGCTTTGCAGCACGTCCTTTCCTGCCGATCCCTTCAAGGATGGCGGCGTGTTCATGGGTGTCGATCAGGGTTCTGATCTGCACGTCGTGTTCAAGAATAAGAAGTCCGACAAACAGATCCTGACTTGGTTCGCGTGGCATCGCGACTTCAAGGATCTGGATCAGTACATGCCGAAGGTCAACAAGTGCGTCATCGATGCGCTTCCCGAAACACGCGCCGCGCGCGCCTTCGCGGACAAGTGGAAAGGCAAAGTGTTCCTGAACTATTACAACGCGAATCAGAAAGGGAAGGCGGCGTGGAACGAAGAAAAGCTGATCGTTCAAGAGAACAGAACGGAATCCCTTGACGGATCGCATTCGCACTATACCGAAGAACACAACGTGCTTCCGCCGCGCGATCCTGAAGTCGAGAAGTTCGCGAAGCAGTTATCGAACACGGCGAAGAAGCTTGAAGAAGACGAAGATGGTTCGAAGCGTTATGTCTGGGTAAAGCTTGGCGCGGATCACTATCGTCACGCTGACAACTATGCTGTTATAGCGATGGAATCGAAAGACGACGCGCCGAAGATATATTGAGGAATAAAGGGAAGGGATCATGAACATTATCCAGAAGGCAGCCGGAAACATCCTGAACAGAACAATGCAGATCGTCACAGGGAAAAGCCTTCGTGACGATTTCATGCGTGGTGGTGATGGATCTGTCCGGTCGGATGGTCTTGTTTCGCTTTCCGAAGCCGACTATCTTGACGCCTTTTGTGATTCGGCGTGGATATATGCCTGCGTGTCGCGCATCCAGTCTGACATCGCGGCGTTGAATCTGGTCATCAAGGATTCAAAGAAAGAGATCGTCGAACTGCATCCGGCACTTGCGCTGATGCAGAAGCCGTGCGACTTCATGACGGCATACGACTTCAAAGAATTCATGGTCGGCAGCCTTGAACTGTCCGGAAATTTTTATGCCAGTGCGGACAAGTATAATCCGACAACCTTCGAGCCGCAGTCATTCTTTCCTTTCATGCCGGCAGCTGTCACAGCAATCGCATCAAAAGTAAAAGGCAAGATTATCGATCATTATGAATATAATCAAGTGGGTGGAAAAATTGACATCGATCTGTTATTGATGCTTCATCTGAAATACTACAATCCGAAGGCAGACGGCTATCTTAAAGGCTTGTCGCCGCTGTCCGCTGCATCGATGGCATATCAGACAGACAAGCAGTCCGTCATCTGGAATATGAACAGCATATCGAACGGCACGGCGCTTGACGTGGTTCTTGAATCCGACAAGGACATCGCCGATCCTAATCAGCGCAAAGAAATGATTGACAGCTTTACGCAGAAGTATTCGGGCGCACGGAACGCAAGGAAGCCGGCTTTGCTTGCGAACGGTGTCAAGGCGAAGTCGCTTTCATTATCACCGAAAGACGTTGAATTCCTGAACGGCAGGAAGTTCACGCGCGAAGAAGGCTGCATGATCTATCGCGTACCGCCGGCGCTTGTTGGCATCTTCGAATACGCGAACTATGCGAACAGCGAACAGCAGGAAAAGTTCTACTGGAAGAACGGCATCAAGCCGCGCTGCGTGAAGATCGCAAGCATGTTGACGTTCATGCTGCTGCGCCGGTTCAAGAAGTCGGAAGGTCTATACTTCGAACACGATCTGTCAGAGGTCGCGGCGCTTCAGGAAGATGAACTGGGAAAGATCAAGACGGCGCGTGAATACATGTCATGCGGCGTTCCTTATAACCAGATAGCGAAGGAAATGAATCTGAAGGTCAAAGAGATCGCCGGCGGCGATGTTGGATATATACCGTTTTCGCTTCAGCGCGTTGATCAGGTCGGGTCAGGCGACAATCCGCCGGCAGATCCGAACGCCGGCAAAGGCGCGCACAAAGACTGCAAGCACTTCGCCTGTAAAGGCGGACTGACTTCAGCGCAGATGTCGATCAAGTGGAAGTCGTTTGTCGCGCTTGCGGCATCGTTCGAAGAAAGGTTCGTTCCTGCGCTTCAGTCGTTCTTCAGGGGTCAGCAGCTTGAAGTCGAATCGAATCTGGGCGCAGAAAAGTCCGTGAAGATCGACATCAGCAAGATCCTTTTCGATATGACTGGCGCGAATGCCGACTTCGTTGCTAAAGCGAAGCCGATCATGCGGCAGATAATAAAGGATCAGGCGGCACTTGAAATTGATAACTTTAATTTTGGCATTTCTTTTGATCTGGAAGATCCGAAAGTCGTGGACTGGATTCAGCAGCGCGGTCTTGAATCTGCTGCGGAAATTAATGACACGACAAAGACAAAGCTGAAGGACACGCTGTCGCAGGGCATCGAAGCCGGCGAAAGCATTCCGGATCTTGCGAAGCGCATATCGGCTGTCTATGATGAAGCGAAGGGAAGCAGGGCAGAGAAGATCGCGCGCACGGAAACGATCGCCGCTTCGAATCAGGCGAATCTTGAAACTTATCGGCAAGTAGAAGCGCAGACAGGCGCGAAGATCAAGAAGGCGTGGCTTTCCGCTGAAGATGAACGGACGCGCGAATCGCATATCAAAGCCGGCGAAAATTACAGTCAGGACAAGCCGATCGGAACTGAAGAAGATTTCTATGTCGGCGCAGGACACGGATCAGCGCCGGCGCAGATAGGGCGTCCGGAAGAAGATATTAATTGCAGATGTTCGGTCATGCCGGTCATCGAGGGGTAACAATGGATCAGAAAACTTTTGTCAACGAAACATTGATGCACATCAGAACGGTCGGCGCGTTAATCGGGCAGATCACTTCAGCGCTATCGGATAGGGCTGTCAATCACGATGCTTCAAAGCTTGCAGATCCTGAACATGATAAATTCTTTGAATGCACAGGCAAGCTGCGCGGCTTAACTTATGGAAGTGAAGAATACAAGAAATCGACTGCTGAACTTGGCGATGCTTTAAAGCATCATTATTCAAACAATTCCCATCATCCAGAATTCCATGCGGACGGGATCAGGGGAATGACGCTGATTGACATCGTTGAAATGCTGTGCGATTGGAAAGCGGCGACGCTGCGGCACGCTGACGGCGACATCATGAAGTCAATCGAGCTTCAGCAAAAGAAGCTAGGCTTTGGGGATGATTTGAAGCAAATATTCATCAATACTGTCGGGGAATTAGAATGCAGAAAGTAAAAGTGGCAAGCATCCTGATTGAAAAGTCGTTTGAGATAGACGCGAAGATGAATGCGATTCGCGTTGTTGATGGCATATTCGTCGGCAGCAAGCTTCAGGACGTCCGCATCGAGCGTAACGAAGTCACGAACGACATCGAAGCGGTCGCCTTTTACTTTTACGAGCCGAAAGAAGTGGACGCCGGACAGATGATGTCGATGCCGAAAGAACAGATCCTGAAGGTCAAGCAGTTTGATTCGAATAATTCTACGAAGGAAGGGTGAACGATCATGAACAAAACAGGCAAGTCTGAAATGCAGTTCAAGCGCAAAGTTCTTGACATAGCCGAACTGGAAGTCAAAGAGGTCGCCGGCGCGTCTGGAACGGATCTGATTATTCGCGGTTATGCAAACACAAAGGGGAATAAAGATTCTTATGGTGATATCCCGACTGTCATGCCGCAGCTGCGTTCTTTCGTTTATGATCTCGAAAGGTTCAACAAGAATCCGATCATGCTGATTGATCATTACAATTCAATCGGGTACGTCGCCGGATCGTTCATCGAAGCGGCAGAGGACGACAAGGGTCTGCGCGTCGCGGGGAAGTTCTCAAACTCCGATTATCCTCTAATCAAACACGCGCGCACGGTGTACAAGGAAGGACACGCGAAAGCCTTTTCGATCGGTGGATGGTTCGCATACGAGGACAAGGATCACCCTGAATTCCTAACGTATGCGAAGATCATGGAAATTTCGCTGGTCGGTATCGGCGCGGACGAACATGCGCTTGGTATGACTTACGACAAAGCGGTCACGCTCTTGGATCAAGTGGAAAAAGCGTTCATCCTGCTTTCAGATGAACAGAAAGATCAGCTTATCGAAAAGATGAAAGCTATAAACATTATAAAAAAAGAGGTGATGCCGGACATAAAAAAGAAAGAGCAGTTCAGTGTCGAAGAAATTCAGTCGGTTATGAATACGATGAAGGGCAGCGAAGAAGTATGTCAGCGTATAATGCAGGAATTAAATTCGCAGAAATAGATCTGCGAAAATCTATCAGTGAGGTGGAAGCAATGGATTTGACGATGAAACAGCTTCAGGAAGAGATGGAAAAGATGGGCATGGTGCTTAACACCATACACAAAGCCATAACGGAAAAAGGAAGTGACGCCATACGCAAGGACGAGCTTGACAAGGTGGCAGACGCTGCTGCGCGCGTGGTCGAGAAAAGATATTTCGCGCTTCCGGACGGTTCGAAGTTCGGTCGTGAGAAGGGCGATCTTTCGCTTCAGCATTTCCTTCGCATGGTAGCAAGCAAGGATCAGCGCCTGATCGGCATGAAAACGACAGAGCAGTCAACAA